AGCCCCCTTATTCTTACATATCTTTTAGAATGTCATCGATATCAATGTCATCGTCTACGTCTTCAACTTCCGCCTCTTCCCTTGCGGTGGATTTCTCCACTTCAGGTTCTTTCTTGGTTTCTGTCTTTTTAGACGAAGAAGACTTGTCTTCCATCTTCGCTTCCGAAGGATTTAGACCCAAGACTTTGTTAAGTCTCTTTTGTAGCTCTTCCGGTGACTTGAACATATCCTTGTTATCAGGATTTGTAAATTCTAGAAGTGAGTATTCCTTGGCAAAAATTCTTTCGATTTCGGAATCATCTAGAGCGTTACCGTTCTTGTCTGCGATAGGAGCTACCGGAGAGAATTCAGAAGTGTCGAAGTTTGGATAATCGTCAACGGTACGAACTTTGAGCTTGAAATCGCGACCTTCCCAAAAATCGAATGGATCGGTAGAAACTTCATCGAAGCCTTCAGGAGGTTGAATGCAACCCATGATCTTGTCGAAGATTTTCTTTCCGTACTTGTATAGGAAAACCTTACCTTCGTTTTCGGGGTTGTTCGGGTCTTTCACAACATAGATGTTGGAAATGTACTGTAGCTTTCGCTTTTGTGCCGAAACGATCTTCTTATTTGCTTCAATGCCGCTATTCCAAAGTTCGCGGTTATAATCGCCGATAGCATCCTGTTTACCGATTGTCGTTAGAGACGTTTCGATATACCATTGGCCGGTCTTTGGGCTCTTGAATGCGTGAGTGTAGATTTTAGCCCAGCAAAGCGCGTCTTCGCTATCTGAATCGACTTGTGGGACTGGTAGGAAACGAATAATCGCGTATGCGTTACCGTCTTTATTTCTTTCGATTGTCCAAAAACGCTCATCTTTGGATGATCTATTGCCGGTTGTCTCTTTAGTTGCTTGTTTCTTAAGAGTTTCTAGGCTGTTCTTTGATTTTTTCTTGAGTTCTGCTAGAGATACCATATGTTTTATTCCTTCGTATTTGACGTATTGTTTTTGTGTATTTGATATATTGGATCATTTTATTCACGCTTTCCATAATGTCTGATATTTATATCATGTCTTTGGCTATTTTGGCAATCATTTTAGATAAATCTTCTTTTTTAAAGCCAATAAAAGAAGATATTTTTCTCAAGAAAAGCTCATACTCTTCATACAGGACAGAATTTTCGGCCCATGATTTTTTGAGGTTGGTCATGTTATTGAGAAGTATGATTGTATAGAAATTCACTTCATTATTCAAGACCTTTCCTAAAACAAAGTCAAAATTTTTCAAATTTTCTTTTTCTCGGAAAAGCTTTTTAAGGTCATCCTCAACTCTCTTCGAACGGACAACCAAAAAGTCCTCAAAATCTTTGGCGACTTGAATTCCCTCTACGGTGCAAAAATCTCCAATGAACGTGCTAGGCTTACTATTCTCCACCATGAAATTCATGTTGTTAGCTACCAGAAACAGAAGATAGTCATCTTCTGTCTTAAATTTTTTTGATAAGTTGAATGCGAACCCTAGTGAGTTGGTCTTGCCGGTTTTTTTCTTTTTTCCATTATACCTCACATAATCATATTTTTCACTTGTCAAATGCATTTTCATGCATTGAAACATTTCAATGATTCTCTCTGGTTCAATCACACCTTGACCTTTTTTGGTTTGATCAATCTCAAATCTAGTGCTTCCTCCTCTAACCTATTTTTCAGAGAAGGATTGATAAATTTGGATATGCTTTCCATTTCGATTTTTTTCATTTCAGCGACCGTTACTATAGCAGACATTACGTCTGAATTGGTATCTGAAATAAACTTTTCTACTTCTTTAGAAAAAGAATCCTTGGTTATGAGTGTTATGTTGCCCGATAGCAAAGCCTCTTTAGTTTTAGCTGCCATTTTCGACCTCTTTCTTAGCATCAATAAATTTTCTTAGTGTTTCCAAGTAAGCCGAGGAATTTTCATCCATTGTCATTCCTCTACCCAAGTATTTCTTGACTCGGCTCAAAGTCGAAAAAGCAACTTGAGCTAAAGGTATCAATTCTTTCTTAGGAATTTTTGTAAAATCGTTTTCTACCGCTAATAATGTCTTATTGAAGACTTCCATGAAAAAAGGATTTATGGTCAGCTTTTTGGATAGAATAGCATCACGGGCTAACATCGAAGAAGTGATGTTGTTTTCTACAGGATCGTAAAATGCTGAAAAATTGGCTATATCTGTTCTTTGGAACATACAATCTCGCATAGCCGCTCTACTTATCCCATTGTTCCTTTTGTCGTGGATCAAATTTATAGGAATATCCAATGTGTACGCATCTATTTTATGGCTTACGACATATAGATTTGGATATTCGTCATCGTCTGCCTTGGTTATTTGTATCTTATTATTCTTTCCAAGTGTTTTCAACAGAGTATTATACGTTGCGGTATCGGAGTAGATAAAAATATCTAAATCGCTTGGTTTCCACTTAAGAACTTCTTTAGGGAAAGAACTCTCATAGAGAGCGTGAAAGATCGTGCTGCCGCCAACAAAATAATTGATATCTGAAAGTGAAATGCTCTTGTCAGTATTTACCGATATGAACCTTGAGGCCGAATCGACCTTATCTCTAATGATCGACGCCGGATTGATTTTATTCTTCATAAATTCTCCAAAATTATTTTTTAATATATAACATTATCACAAATAAAAATAGAAAGCAATAGACAATGGCATTATCACAAGGTTATCGTGGAAATACGAACCTAAAACCCAAGAACAAAATGATAAACTTCACACAGGAACAAATATTAGAGTACGTTAAGTGTGCTACCGATCCTGTTTACTTTATCAAAAAGTATATCAAAATCGTTAAC